TGTTATTCTGAGATGTAAAGTCTCTTACTGCTCCATTAATGTTAGTCAAAGTAGCAAAACCGCTATTAGTAATAGCATTGTTAAGATTTCCTTGACCTGCAATCAAATCTCTTGAAATAGAATTAATATTAGTATTAATATCGCCAATACCATCTCCAATACTATCTGAAATTTGACCCATTTGATTAGCAACTTGATTCGAATTAACAGTAGAAGCCAATGCTGTTAACTGTCCCTGAAGTGATGTTATCCCAGCTGTCTGTTCGCCCTGAATATTTCCACCGTAATATCCATTAGCGCCCATACCCATTCCATTCATCATGCCTCTATTACCACCAAACATACCACCAAGACCACCTTGACCGAATAAGAGTCCACCTAGCAACAATCCACCAAGTCCGCCTTCTCCACCTCCGCCAAGTAATCCTCCGTTATTACTTCCACCTAAAAATACTGGTGTACCACCAATTGCTCCTTGTTCGTAACCCATAATGTAAATCCTCCATATTACTTTCTATATCAAAATCTATAAAAGATTGATACGATAATTTTACGTATGAATAAATGGTTTAAGTTTATTTAAGGCAATCTGAAGTGCTTGGTTATTATTAAGATAATGTATTACTAGTATTATTTCATCTTTAGTTAGTCTTGCTAACTCAAAAGTTTTAAGTATTTCAGCATCTCTTGTTGCTTGATGTCTTGGATCTGTTAGAATTTCATTTACGCTTGGTTGTTGAGCATTTATAGTTGGTAATTGTGTATTTATAGTTGATTGTTGTGTATTTATAGTTGATTGTTGTGTATTTGTAAGCGGTGATTGCATATTAACTCTCCTTATAAATATAATTTTTTACACATTTTACAAGTTTTTACTTTATCATAAATATATAATAATTATTGAACGTTAATTATCTGCTTTGTTGACATAATCAGAAATAAAACTTTCTAGACTATCATCTATTACTTTTTGAACTTGTAAATCTATCATATATGTTTGTAAGTTTTTATTTATCATCTCTTGTATTGATTTTATTATAAAATCAACTTTTAAATTCTTAACAGTTTTGGCATCACTAGAATCGCTGCTAGATGTATCGTTTTTGCTATCTTGATTGTTATTATTATCACCTTTTTTGCTGTCACTAGAAGCATCTTCGTTATCAACACTACCACCTTGTGAGACTGCACCCTGCGCACCTAATAAATTCATTTGATATTCTACTAAAGCAATTTGCATTGGTTTATCTCCCCATTCTTCTGTATACTCATCTTTTCCAAGTTCATGTCTTATATCGTTTGGAGTAACTCCGCCACCTTGTAGATATTTTGCAAAAATATCAGCTTTATCTAACTCTCCTAACGAATCTGGTCTATTAAATCTAAATTTAACTAAAGTAGAGCCTAAAGATTTACATATTGTCTGATTTATCATAAATTCTTTAACTTTAGCGTCCGGAATAAATTCTTGGATGTTTGTTATTTCTCTTAAAATAGATGCAGTAGCTCTATTTACGCTACCTTTAGACCCATAAAATATTTCACCTATTCCAAATGCTTCTCTTATTTCTTCATCATTTGCATCTCTATATTTTACGAACGAAGCATCATCAGTTAAACCAACTGTCAGAGGAATGACTTCAATTTTTACATCAGATTGAGTTAAATCACCTATCTGTTTTGATTTTGCCTGAAGTATCATTACTCTATGTGCATTGCTAGCACCTTTTCCTTCCATATTAACAAAATCTTTAATATCTGATATTGAACCAGAAGTTAATTGACCATTTGTTACTGTAATAGCCATTCTAGGAGTAGCATCATTTTTAAAAAATGATAAATTTCTTCTTGATGCTAGTTGATTTCCAGCTATCGCATTAGCACAACTTACATATTTTGGTATTCCGTAGTAACTATCTCTAGGAGTATAATTTTGAAATGGAATTAATTCATTAGCTCTATCAATAAGTTGCATTTCATTTAAATTTTTAATACTTCCATCTTTAGAATTCATATCAAAATCTCCATTAAAAATTTTAAAATAAACTTTAGTTGCATTTCTTTCTTGAATATACCCTTGTTTTGTCCTTAACGCTCTAACAGTATGACCAGGGATTTGAAATACTCCATTTGGCTTTCCAGTAATGTCTCTTGAAATTTCAATATAACCATTTCCCATTGCCTCTTCATCTACTTTTGCTCTATAACATATTTCTTCAAATGGTAATAGATTATTGCAATTTTCAAAGAAATTTTCTAATGTCAATTTTTCTTTTTCAATAATTGATTTATCTTGTTTTGTAGTCTTTTTAGTTATTGGTTTTTTAGGAACAATAGACCATCCTAAACCTACTGTATTTCTAGCATATGTCCTTATAGATTTGCATAATCTAGTATTTATTTCCATTAAACCAGCCCAAAATAATGGATCGTATAGTGGTTCTATAAATTCACCAACGTTTAATTCTGGCGCTTGTTTGCTTTCTGCTTCTACTTTTTTACTGACTATTATAGATTTTAATATTTCTTCAGTAGAACTAGTTAGCATATCGCATTCTACTGAATCTATTTTAATTATCTGATCGCTCATTTTAATTACCACCCTTCTTAAATATCTTCTAAATCTAAAGTTTGTCCAGCAAATTTATGTGTACAATCACTAAGATATTGTATCTTTCCATCGGTTACAAAACTATGACATACAACTTTTTCAGAATCATCAGATTTTTGATGTCTAGATAACATTGATGGAGTAAATGTAGGAAATTCATAATCATTGTTAAATGTCCATCTTTTATCATCAAAAGCATGACTACGCTTACAAGCTGTACAAACAATCAAATATGAATATGAACCATCATTGTTGCTACTTTTTAATACTTTTGGCATGACTACCTCCTTATTCTAATGTTTCTTTTTTTAATTCTTCTATATTGTTTTCCAAATATTTTGTAACTTTTACATATCCATCTGTATTATTTTTTTCATCGAATCCTCTAAATTTAACTCTAGCCGGATAACAATCTGACACACTTCCATCTTCTTCAATTTCGAGTACTATTGCCCATCCGAAAGTATGCAAAACCATATTAGTCCACCAAAATAATCCTGATTCTCTAAATTCATTCCAACTTTTCTTATTTACCATAATTTCCTCCTAAAATTTTAATACTTGTTTTTCGTCATCATCATCACTCGGTGGATCCCATTTTGACACAGCTATACAACTATAAACAACTCCGCATTCTGCATCTGCTAAATCTTTACTACCGCCTCTTGGGTGATCTATTTTCTTATTTTTTATCTTTTCTAATTTTCTAACTTCTCTATCTCTAGTTTCATTGAAATAAGTATTTATTCTATTCTGATATAGTGCTTCTTTCCATTCAATATATGGAGTCATTGTCTTATCTACACTTAAATATTCTACAATATAACCTCTTTTTGCTAAAATTTGCATATTGTCTACACTTTGGAATCCATCCATTGTTATTTTACCAATCGGAAAACCCATTCTACTTAACATATATATCATTTCTCTTATTTGTTCTATTTGAACTGGATTTTCTATAGTTCCTTGAATTTTCATTATAAAATCTATCCAAGTTATGACTCCACCGTCTTCATTGTATCCTTCTGGATGTCCCATGCATATTCCACAAGCATTACCGGTTATTGCTAAATCTATGTGAATGCAGTGCCATGCATTCTTATTCTTTGGAGCAAACCATTTTTTGAATATAAATGGCATAGAAACTGGATCTACTCTCAATTTATTAATATTTTCATCTATATAATTTGAATTTTCAATAAAAACACTTATAGAGTCACTTGGCCAGCCTCCTAAATCTCTTTTACTGCCTTCTGGGTTTTTCTTGAAGTCATTATAATACATCATTGGAATTTTCTTTATTTGAGTATCAAATAATTCTTTTGCTGAACTCCAATTTTCTTTAGCTCTTGTAATTACTTTTTCTCTATAATCTAACATTTTACTTTCAGTTTCAAATAATTTGCAATCTTCTAAGTGAAAGTAAAATGTCGGACCGTTGTAATTTGGATATTTAGCATCCCAATGACTTCTTCTTCTAACTAATACTGATTCTATGTTATTATCTATTACATCTTTTATTCTTCTTTCTAGAAAATCTGTACTGTACATTGGGCTTCCACCTAATACTATTAGTCCGTCATTCATAAAACGTGAAGTTATACGACGTTTTATTATATCATAAACTTCTTCTACATAATCTTTGTTTTCTGTATCTCTCCATAATGTTGCTTCATCTATTATACCACAAAATAGATTGTAACCAAGCGGTGCAAAGCCAGAAGAACTACCAGGGATTATGAATACGTTTTTATAAACTCTTATATCGCCTTCTTTAACTACGTCTGGAGAGGCATCAAACTGCAATTCACTTTTTATTCTAGGATTTGGTGGATAATATTTTTTAAAAAACTTACTATAGTCTATTTTATTTTTTATTTCACCAAAAACTACTCTTCTAGCTTGACTTGCACTTACTGACATGTTCATTATTGCAATTTTACTACCTGGAGCTAATTTGAAGAATCTTTGTGGATTTCTTAAGCATAATAATTTGTAAACCATATATACTGCTAGTATACTTAATTTAAAGCTATTATGAGTTATAATATCGTTTGCAATAAAGTTATGATGAATTGGCATACTTATATCATAAACTTTTTCTTTTCCAATATATTCAATTTTTTCTATTCTATCCCAGAAAATATCATCGCTATTTAATACATTTAGTAGTGGTTCGTTTAAGTCTTTAATACATTCTTCTTTCATAAATTGTTTAAATTTTGTTCTACTAAAATTGCATCCCATTTTATATTGTTTTAAATTACCTTCTAAACCATTATATCCTGCTTTGATAGCATAAAATCTAGTAGTTTTGTAATCTAATGGAATGCAGTCTATATTTGTATTTCTTTCTTTATTATTGAAGTTTTCTAAGCATTTAATACATTGATTATATTTTTTACCAATAATAAAACCAACTTTTTCAAAGAATTTAGGAGTATCTTCTGTAATTGGCCATATTTCATAACTAGTATAAAATTCTCCAGTTATAGTTTTATATTGTCCTGGTTTTATTTTTCTTTTTCTAGTACTTAAATTATATCTAATTCCTAATCTGCTCAAACAAAATGCAACATCTTTTGCTAATTGCTTACTAATAGTGCCATATCCTACTCCACAGCCAGTTATATCTACACTACCATCGGTGCTCCACAATCTATTAAGAAATAAACCTATTTGTCTT